TGATGTTTTTACAAAGTCGCTTACAACATCAACAGGATTGTACCAGTTTATTTTTTTTCTGTTATCGTCTTTTCCAAAGAGTGGATCTGTGACCATTCTTTGTGCGCCCCATAGGGCTGGAAGTTCGTACGGCATTCTTCTGCCGACTCTAATCATCCTTTGTTGGAGGTCTTCTTTCAGACCCCAAATTGCAGCTGGCTCTGAAGTTAACCCTCTACCAGCTTGATCTAATTCATTCTTTGAAAATGAATAACCAAAATTTTCAAAAGCTCCGTGTCTAGACCCAAGGTAACCAGTTGTTAATTCATCACCAGCTTGAAAGACTAATTTTTCATATGGATCGTTTACGCCATCGATTGCCCTTTTAACACCCTGTAAATTATCAAGATGTCTTCTAACATCTATCATGTCTTTAATTAAAGACGTTTGACCAGACTCTTGTATTTTTTGGGCTAACTTAAGGCCACCCTTCCTGAGCATTGCTGAACCAACGCCAGCAACAAGCATCGTTGTTCCTGCGTGCGCAAAGAAGCGCATAACAGGATGGCCACCTAAGGCTTTTGAAACCGCACCGCTATCTTGGGAAATGCCTTCTGTTTCACCCTCATTGAGAGGTATGTCACGAGACGTTACACCATTACCCAAGTTATGTAATGGACCACGATCTCTAATCAAGACTTTCTCCTGTTACTTTAATCCCCATAATTTTTGAGCAATAGGGTCTGAATAACTAGCTTCTCCTTCTTTCTTAGAAAGATTATGTCTAGCTTCACTGGTTTTTTTCTTCTCTATTTCTTCTTCTGGATCAATTAGTTGAAGATTGATATTTGTTGGCTCAACGCCATTTATGCTTTGTTGTATTTCAATAATTTTTTCAGATAGTGCAACGTTTTCTGCTAACTGAGAAAAGGTCATCCCATCTAAATCTTTAGGGTTGTACGTATGTATAGTAGCGAGAACAAAAGCTTTCATTAAACTTCTAACTTCGTTAGCTTTCTCTCTTTTATCCTCTAGTATTTTTTTGGCTATTTTGGCGGAATAGAAACCAGATACGTCAACTATCTGCTGCGACAAGGAAGATATTAAGCCAGGAGGCAAAGAATTAATATTAAAATCTTCAGGATAAATGACCGCGGCACCGATGATGATATCTTCTATATCTACGGAAGAGTGGGCATCCGAGTTTTTATACTCTATGATTTTGTCGTATTCTTCAAATGTTAATTCTCTGAAAAACACTTCTTGTTTTTTAACTAAAGTGCTAAAGATAGAACCATATCTTTTTTTTAACTCATAGAGTTTTTCTGGATCCATAATTAAATTATAATTGTCTTACCTCTAAGGCGACGAATCCCGATGCCTCTAAAACTTCTTGCGAAATCAAAGATGGAACTCCAGCCATAATACCACCAGTATTATTTTTATCGTACTCAGGATACAGCATGCAGAGTTCTGATATGGCTTCTTCATTCCACATGTTAGCTTCTGCAGAAGATAGTTGGCCGGCTTGAACTAATTGCTCCATCTTCTTAACAAGATTCTTGTATTCTAATCTAGATAGAACTCTCCAAACAATGTGCTTATCAAAAGATAAAGAAGTTACATAAATATCTCCATACACTTCTTTCCAATGCTTGATGATCCCGGCGGTTGGCCCACCTTCCCATATCTCCTGTTCGTCATCTAAATCTTCGACAGATTTTGATTCATCGTCAACCTGTGCCACTTCAACAGGCTCTGCGGTTATCTCTATAACTTCATCAACGTTGACTTCTTTTGCCATTTCAGGGTTTGTGGAAATGGAAACTTTTCTCTGCGTAGCCATAATATCTCCTTGTATTAAAACACTAGTTCACTTATCATTATACATTATATATGCAATATATTCAATATATTTAATTTAAATTATTTGAAGACTGATCCGTTGCGGATTGTCCATTTCTTCCTTGATTAGTATCGGAAGTATTTTGAGTAGTTCCAGACTTGATAAAACCAAGATTTACTTCACTAAAATAAAGATCTCTGGCTATGAACTGATAGCTCTCAGCAACTGGTTGTCCACCTGTGCCGTAAGAAGTCGCCATACCAAGAAGCTGTACTTCTTGCAGAACTATTTTCATTGGGTTAGCATTGTTGTCAGTTCTTATTAATCTTTCATTTATATCTGACACAATCATTCTATCTAGATTGTCTGTTATAACTCCCCCTGTGGTGCCGCTATAATCAAGCGGACTCATAGAGGCTTCTTGAGCACCATAGAGAATGACAAAATTAAACGGTGGATGAGCACTAAAAATATTATGACCAGAATCTTTAGCGATTTTTGACAAAGGATCTGCTGTTATTCTGTCAAGCTGACTATAGGCCCAATATTTTTCTATGTTTTTTTGGTCATCAGCTGACTCTAATTTTGACCTTAAAGAAGAAACAACTCCACCCATACTCTCTTGCGGTGTAGGATTTTTAACTCTTGCCGAAGCTGCTTGCTCTATCAGGTCCGTCATCCTTCTAGGATAACGAGTGTATATTGTAAATTCACCGCTAACGATTCTTGTGCCATATAAAACTGTATCGTAATTATAAGACCAGAAACCATATAGCGGTTGCTTTTCCTGTTTAATCGAATAACTGAAAGATGATATATCTAATTCGTTTTCTGGTTCAAAAAGTCCATCAACATACACCTTGATGTCTTCCCCACCAAAGTAGTAATCATAATAATTACTAAATCTTTTGTCTTTATTATCTCCAGTTGATCCACCAGACCAAACTGAATCTAAATTGGATAAAGGATTAAAATTTTCTTGATAATAACTATTTGACACTTTTTTTCCTTAAGAAATTACTTCATCTGTTATTAAATTAGAATACATGGCGGTTACGGTCTCACCGTTGACTGTATCCCCAAAAATATTTCTATTAATATTCAAAATATTATTTGTTTGCGCATCAGTCATATTACCATACTTTTCTTTTTCATATGACATATTGACCATCGGCTGTATGCCCCTAGCCATGAAGGTGTACGTTTGCTCTGTGATAAGGTCGTCTACAGACATAGTCTGGCCTTCATCTACTATGGTCACGCCAAATATTTTCATCTTAGCTGCATTTCCATACTCATTAAAGAATGTTAATACAATATCAAAAGGTGGAAGCATATCTGCTAATGGAGCGAAAAAACCATTGCTTCTAGCAAGGTATTCTTTGTATTGCTTTATTCTATAAAAAGCATACTCGTTAAACACTGTGAATATTAGTGAGCCAGCTATAGTTCTGCCACCCTTAATAAAGCCTCTAACATTAGAATGACCTAACGTTCTAACTGGACTATTTTCCCTGTGTATTGAATAGGATATTGTTTGCAGTTCACCTATATCTATAACGTCACCAGCACTGGTGATTCTACCATCTGGACCTATTTGAGGAATTATCATAGTGGCAACCGTATCGGCTCCCGAAAATGACATGTTGGAAAGTATTGATTTAAAATCAGTTGCTGGGTCGTATTCTGGTCTTACTTCAGAAAAACTAGAAATATTTGAAGTTTGATTCACTTCTTGCATTTTTACCTAACCAGTCTTTTAAATAAATAATGCATGGGTGTTACCCCATGCATTACTCATAACTTGTAATTGTTTAAAATTACGGACGAATAATATTTGAATTAAGTCCCGAGTTCGTTACTGCGCCTTGGCTCAAAATGTCATTAAGCTTAAGAGAACTTTGATCAGCTTCTTTGTCCACCTTGATGGCGTACATAGGGCCGAGCTCTCTAGCTACATAAGTCATTGTTTCTTCGATAACGATATCGTCCATCGAAGCTCCCGAACCTTCGTTCAAGAGTTCAACTCCGTAGATTGAGCGAACTGCTGCTTGTCCATATTCATTAACAAAAGTTACTGTAATGTCAAATGGTGGAATTTGGTCAGCGTAATAAGGAACCTTTTTAACAACGTCCTTGCTAAAATTACCAGCAGTTCCTAAACCAGCTATACCTCTACCTACTGACTGAGTATCACCTGGGAGTGTGTTATGTGCTCTGGTGTAGAACATTTGCTTTGAATCTTGTGATTCATAATTCTTGTCCAACATTGTGTAAAGTGCTGGGCGATCAAAAACTGTAAAAATTAATGATCCAGCGATGCCACGCTTTCCTCTTGAGAAAGATCTTGGGTTTGGTGAACCCATTGTGTAAATAGGTGCTTTTTCTCTTGTTACAGAAAATGTAATTCCTGAAAGTGCGCCAATCTCTACTCCACCAAAAGTTGCAACTATGTCTGCACCTGAAAATGTAGTATAAGTGTTAAGATATTTATTTACTGGGTTATATGATTCTGCTGCCATTTGCTACCCTCCAACCGGTATATTATATGTTAATGGATATTTGAACCTGGATCGAATTAAGTTCGAACGCAGGTGTTAATACGAGGTCTACAATCGCCATGTTATCTGAAGGAACATATGTAACATTGAAGTCACTCTCCAGCAAGGCACCTTTGACTTGCATACCACGTAAGCCTGAAGAAATTGCTGTTTCCATTGAATTTCTTACTTGTATTGTTGATGGTTCGCCAATGAACTTTTGACATACTTGACGAACTAGTTGTGAAGCCTCATCTACGATTCTCTTAGTTGAGAGTCTTAGATAGTCTGAATTTGCTGCCGAGTAAGTTACTGCTCCACCGAATACTGCAATCTTATTAAAGTTCAATATAACAGCGTTTACTGCTGCGGCATTCAGGGTTACTTGCTGCACTCTTGTGGGTGCGTAACGAAGAGCTTGAACATTGTAAAGAGCTTTGTTTGTTAGGCCCGTGTACGATGGTGTTCTACTCATAGTCGCCGCAAGCGATGCTGCTCCGTTTGAATAACCGTAATCTGTAGTTCCACCAGAAGTTGTTGTAGCGTATCCTACTGGTTTTACTTCTGTAGCTATAATTGAAACATACGAACCAACAGCCTTCATAAGCGCATTATTCCTGTCTGGCAAGAGTGCCAAAGAAGAAGACATATGTGATGAAACTTGCGCTGGTGTTAAAGTTTCTCTTGAACTTGCTACGTATGGCGCTATACCCATCACTGCAATGCATGGGTTTGTATTTTCCGAAATATCTTTTACTTTACTTGCTACCTTATATGCCCAGTTATTTGCTGTTGTATTGGAGTTGTTTGCGTGGAAAAGATAATCTTCTGCGTTTGGTGTCGCTCCTGTTGTGGCATCCCAGTCTGATGAATTGCCACCTCTACCCCAAGGTATGATAACATCTGGGATTGCAGCTTCTGCTGCTGCAAAAGCTGCGTTAAAAATATCTTCGCCATAACTAGCAAATCCTGCGCTAGCGCTTTTTAGTTGTCCATTTGTGTGGTCAAACTGCGTGTCATAAGGAAGTGGAACAAGGTGAATTCTTTCTGCGCCTGCAGTAATCAATTCCAAAAATGCTTTATGGAGATCTGAACCAACACCAAAAGCGTCAATAACATCTTTCTCTGTAGTAGCTTGCACTACGTCAAGGTCAGCAACCTTGTTCATAGCATTATAGGCAGTTGTTTCCGTAGAAGGATTGAACTCATTTTTGTTTCTTTTGGCTATCGCCACAATTCTTGGTCCCGCTGGGACATCTTGCCTTGAGACGCTGTAGAAGCGATCTCTAATTAATGTTGTTACACCCGGTGTAGCCATGTTATCTTTGAACCTCCGACAGAATAAGTCTTGTGATATAGTAACAACTAAGTCATAAAAATAACTATCAATATATTAACTATGGGAATTTTAATACAGGTTTTAATGACGTGGAGTAGCAGTATTCTCTAAGTCTATAAGGTTAATGTTTATATCTTCATAATTTGGAGTTGCTGCGGCTAAGAATTCTGGCTCATAGGCCATAAACTGTCTTACATCTATAGCTATCTTTTCTATCGTATTAGCTTGTGCTGCAAAGACCTTTTCTGTGGTGAGCATGTAGGTGACCGTTCTCTTGTGAACGTCTTTAGAATCTCTATTTACTTCTGAATCTGAAAGTCTTCTTGAGTACACTAATTCTGAAGCACCTATTTTTTTAAAGATTGGGGTATACTCCAACATAAAGTCTTCAAAAGATTCTATTAAAGATTCAACCAAATAAGAATTGTCTTGATCATCAGAAACAGAATTTGAATCTGACCCTGATCTTTTTCCGACCGGAGACATAGCCGTAAATGCAACAACGTTCTGGAACCTTTGCCCATAAACGTAAACATTATTATTTGTTATTTGTCTCATTCTAGGTTTAGGTTCAACCGAATGAGCTTTTCTTAATTCTAAAGAATACACTATTATTGCATCTGTGGTATCGTATTCTTGAGTTGCTGGGTTAAACCAGGTAAAAGAATTATCCCCATTTGACGTTGCCTTGATCGGATAGTTCGGAAAGCTTTCTTCCCATAAAGATTTTACAGCTGATATAAATTCTAGGTAACTTAAATTCCCATCAGACTGGAGTATGTTTGCAAAACGCGATTTATCCATCGCATCTGCCAAGCCAAGCTTTGGCATGCTGATCGGTAATTGTGCCATCTTAAGCCGCCGGTCCTGCTGATAAAGAAAGGTTAATTTTCTTCAAACCTAAAGAAGAAGTTAAATTAATATTTAATATTAATAAACCTTGTTCCTGTTCAGATTGTTCTGCCTTAAATTCATAGTCAACAATTGAACCATTTTTCTTTAATGTTGACAACATATTAGTAACACTAGTTACAACCTTGTCATGCCCAAATTTTCCTATGTAATCATAGCCGTACGCTTTGACTTGGCTAGCTACATATGAAGTTAACCTCATTTGCGGAAGTTTCGAAAACACAGAATTAACATTTGAAAGGGTGTAATCACTAGTCAGGTATACTTCGTATACATTACCCCTACGTGCTTTAGTCCCTCTATATATTGTGTTTATGCCCATTGAGTCAAGTGTATTTAATTGAGTAGAATTTAAGTCTACACCGTACAAAGATAAAGCCCCTGGAATTCTTTTTCTTGTTAAGCCCATATTTAATTGAGACTGGGCTATCATCCCAGCAACAGCTGCTGCAACTGAAGCGGTGTAGGTGTTGTCTATTTGCAGGTGAGAGAACACAGCCTCCCCATATACTGGCACAACGTATCTTCCTATGTCAGAAGCAATTTGCGTGCTAGAGGTAGTGTTAATAAATGTAGTATATTTGTATCTAAGATATTTGCTATTTTGAATCAACTCAATATCGGATGAACTTATTCCATTCCCCCTACTGCCTATAACGCCAATTTGCACATACCCAGTTTCATTGTGGAAATCATTGCAATAGTGCACGAGTTGTGACAAGAAATCTACTCCACCAGTTTTTATTATAGAAGCTTCTAGTGGAACAATTATATCTATATAGTCTAATTGTTTTATAATACCATATGTTTCAATCAATCTTTCATAATATTTTTCATAGAAAGTTTTAAGAGTTTGTCCATTAAAAACCGCATAAGCTTTGTTTCTATCTTCTACGCTTAAAACATATTCCGACATCGGGGCTGCCGCGCATATAAATATGTTTCTTGCGCCTGCGCCATATGCATCTAATACACCCCTAAGTAGAGGGCTATTTTTGTTTCCAGATAAAAGATCTATTGCGTTTTGTACTGAATTTATCTTTACTGGATTATTTAATTCTAGTCCATCTGCGTGGCCTATTAATAATATTGACTGCATATTAGTTTGATTCAGGTCATCATAAGACGGTTTATAAGTTATTGTTGCAGATTTATTTCCTTGACCAACACCTGATACTAAATCATATAAACTATCTTTTAATTCGAATTGAACTGTTGAACTCAATAAGTTTCCGTCGATGTAGGTTCTAGCTACAATGGTGTAAGTGCCGCTGAATAAAGAATTTTTTGCTTCTATATTTTCTGGAATTCTATAATTAAAAACAAACTCAGTTGTTCCATTTCGCTCTATGTAGGCATCAGGGCTTGTAGTGGAGTTTGTATATCTATAAGATATAGGAACTCCTATAATTGCACCTGATTGGTCAAGACCCCTATACACACTGACCGTAACGTCTGAGCCATTTGCTATTGGATCATAGGATAAACCGCCGTTCAATAGGGCAGAGGTAACAGAAGCTGTGCCGGGAGAAACAACGACGCTAACATTTGATTCCACTGTTCTATAACTAAATGTATTGTTAGTTACTTCCTCTATTGTATGTAATCCATTAAATTTTGAATCTACTCCAGCAATTGTAACTGCTTGTCCAACTTGAAAATCGTGATTAACAACTGTAGTTATTGTTGCTTTGTTGTTTAATATTTGTTTAAATGAAATATTTTTAGAATTAGTTGATGTAGTTGAAGTCGACCTAGCATCACCGACAAATGTAAATCTAAATTTTAATCGTTGATTTTTTTTTACTATTAACACTTTAAACCTGTTTTTCTCTAGTTGCTCCAACTGTCCAGTAAACTATTTTTCCGCCCTTGCCTCTTATCGGGGCACTTGTATCTATCACATATATAGTGTGCTTGTTCGCAACATTGGGGATCATCTCGTAGATTCTATCACCCTCCCCTGGATTAACGGAGCCTTCAAAGTAATAAACTACATCAGAATTAACGACTATCCCCTCGTCTTCTTCGCTAGCTGATTTGGCTTCAAATCTTCCTTTTGGGAAAACGCTTCTCGTGGTTACTTGCTGGAGGTTATCTTCGTAATTGCCATTAGCTTTTTTTCTTTGTATAAAAACATCATAACCCCATTTTTTTAAAATGTTTATAAATGATTTTTCAAGATTAATCATAATTACGCAAGCCTCTCTTAGGCATTGGGTCGTAGGATAGTTCTCTCTTTCTACTTGCCCCGTAAAGATCTCTTTCTGTCAAGTAAGTTACTCTTCCAGTATCTGGATCTATATAGTTTCCAGAATTTACAACTGGCATTGTAGGTAGACCTTTTGGCTGGAAGCCTCTTGCCCCCGTTGTGCCAGCCAACATTTCTTTTCTTAACGCCGCTGCAATTTGGCACCAGGTGACTGCATTGCCTCTGCTTATATTTGTCCTTGGCAGGTTTCTTGCCGTAACGGTTAGGTCGCCCAACTGCACAGAAACGTCGTCATCTCCGCCATAACTATAAGTTCTGCTGAGGTCGCAAGCTGTTGCTGCCTTTATGTATTCTAAGCTAGTATAGTTTATCCCAGATGCTGGATTTGAATCATTAAATCCATAGATATCTCTTACCTCCATTGAATGGTAATGAATTATTTCTCCTATTTCAAGCAGAGATGCTTCCGGAAAGTATGCTTGCATTTCTTCTGGGTTTAAATAAATTGGGTCAACATCTGCTGCAAAGGTAATTATTTCATCTGCCTTTAATGTTATAACAGGCTTATATGTGTCTGTAGATGTGCTGACATAAAGCTGTTGGTTAACAGTTATGGAACTTCCACCAGGTATATTGCCTACAAAAACTATTTTATACGTGTCAGCAATTGTGGGGGTAAAATCATAATAGTATTCTGAGCTAGTAAGAGCTGTTGCTGTCGTTGAAATAATTTGTGTATTGTCTGACTTGTAGATCGTAACCAAAACAGAGGTAGGGGTAACCAATATTTGTGCTCCAGTAACATTGTTGACGTCAACAAATTTTACCTTTATTCTTACAGTATCATTAACAAGTACACTGCTGGTAGTCATTTTTTCTCCAATAAACCTTGCATTTTTTAATTATAGTAGCCTAGTTTAACTAACTATAGATATTTCTCCTGGTGTACCAACCGATATTACCTGAGCTGACAATATGGCGGATACGTCTTTATCTAAAACTTCTACAGAAACAATTCCCTGAGGACTTATATCCATGCTTATAACGCCAATTGTTGTTAAATTTGAATAATCTTCGTTTGATGCATAAAATATAGTTATATTGTTTAATACAATTGGATTTATTAAGCTATTTGCATAAATTATTAACGTGCCGTTATAAGACACATTAGGGCTATCGTAGGTTATTGCCTCATTATAAATCATATTATCCCAATACTTAAGTATCCTATAGGACAATAGTAATAATGATTAATGCATTAGCCCAGCATCTTTTCTTAGATTTTGTAGCCATATTCTCTCTTCTCCAACCTCTGGAACGGGGCTAGCATTAGCCGGAGTCCCATAAAGAAGTGCTCCAAGGTAGGCTATTCTTTTCCCAGCGGTAACTGATTCAACCTCGTGTGTGCCAACATAGTTAGTTGGATATATAGTTATACTACCAGTTTTTGGCTTATGTCTATACTTCGCGTATTTAAATATTATGTCTCCGCCCAAGAAATTTCTTCCATTTAATTCTTCCTCAGAATCCACGCCATCATTTAAGTATATGTTTATACTTACCTTACTGTGCTTTGGATACTCATTTCTTGGAGCTACACCATATTCCCATGGAATTTGATCATCACAATGAGGACCAATTTTTTGACCGTCCGAATAAGTAGCTATGTGACCAGGGCTTCTCCACCAACAAACTGTTGCAGCTACGTCATATATCTTTACATATTCAACCAAAGCCTCGTAAATTAAATCCTCTAAATCATATATTAATTTGCATTGTTCGGCGGTTGGCTTTCTGCTCGACATTCTGCATAGCGGATCAACGAATCTTTCTGGCGCCTCTCTTACTTCTGATAAATCAAACTTAAAACCAGTTCTGTTAATAGCGTACTTTTTGCCATTTTCTTCCAAATAAGTAAAGGTGTCTTCCTCTTCCTGCTTAAGCCAGTTTATATATTCAAAAAGCATGTCTTGATCAATATCAAATGCGTTTGTCATTACACATAGCCCGGAACCTTTATCTTCTATTTTAAAATCTTTTTTTAACATATTAATAATTCGATCTTGTTAACATAAACTGCTCGGACGATTCATCATAACCCTTTGATAAAAGGTAGCTTCTATAGTCAGAAACCAGGGTAGGCATGTAGAGGTTGGTGGCATTTTTTGCTAGTTCTAGCTCTTTTCCTGGGTCAACAACTGATTCCCCAACCTCACTATTTGGGGTTCCATGGCTGTACCAGCCAAGATAAGAGTATCTTTCTCCATCCTCTACTGGCTTGACTTCATGTGCTGCCATAAAATTAGAAGGGAACATCAATAGATCACCTTTTTTTGGTTTTACATTTATATCTAAATAATTAAAATAATGATGGCCTCCAACAAAATTTGTGCCATCTAACTCCTCTACAGTGTCAACGCAAGAGGTTAAGTAGAATACATTGCTTATTGTATTTCTAGTCGCGAGTTGGTCTTTAGGTGTCCAAACGTCATATATGTAATCTGCACTAACATCGGAATGGCTGCCCAAATAAACATCCTTCTTGTACTGAACTATGTGTCCTTTAACCTTCCACCATACGCATTTAAATGCCAAAGGGAACAGTTCAAAATACTTGAGCAAATACTTATCTTTTGATTCTTCTACAAAATCAAATATTTCTTTTATCTTTTCGTCACTATATCTATGTATCGCTGATCCTCTTCCTGGCATTTGGTCAATACTATCTTTGCCAAAAAAGTACCCACTTTTATTAAGGTAGATTTCATCGCCGGTTTCTGGATCTACAGCGGGGACATACATTTCTTCTTTTTCTTTATTAATAGCGTCTCTACTAAACCCTCTAATGTAATCCCAATCAATATCGATTGCTGATTCAAATAAAACTACACCGCCACCCAGATGCTTTGCATCAACGTCATTGAATTTCATGGTTTACTTCCTTTAGTGTATTAGCGCTATTATACATTCTTTTGGTTGCCTGGAGCAAATCGCCATAAAAATCTTCAGGCTTATCAGGGTATTTATTGTATATATATTCTTTATATTCTTCAACTATCTCTGGCATCCATATTTGACCCTGTTTTCCAACAGGTAGATCCCCATTAATTAATTGTATGCCTCTTTCTATATGCTCCGAACCATGAGAATAATAACCAATATAGGCATATCTTCCACCTTCATAACATTCCTTAACCTCGTGTGAGGCAATGAAGTTAGATGGAAACATTAGTAAATCTCCTGCTTTTGGAGAATAATCAACATCACAATACGGGAACACTATATGTCCGCCAAGATATTCATCTTTTATAATCTCTTCTTTTGAATCTACAGATGTATTAAAATACAAGATAGACCCCAAAACACTTCTAGTCGCCACTTGAAGATCTGGTTCAAATCCAGGCTGGTAGTTAACATCATTGTCGCTATGGAGACCCATGTCGCTCCCTGGGCCATATGCTAATATATGCCCCTGAGTTCTCCACCATATACTTGGAAGAGCCATCGGATATATCTCAAGGTATTGAAGAAGGCACTGCCTAAAAGCTCTTTCGCATTCAATAAAAAACAATTCTATTTTATCAGAATCATTATTATCTAAAAAATTCATAATGTGGCTAGAGCTTTTTTCTATATCCTCTATTGCATATCTATGCCCACTTCTATTTATGGCATATACACTTTCATTGCGTTCATTTTTAATTATCGTATAATCTTCTTCTACTGCCTTTTGCTTTAATGATTTTATGAAAGGTATTATCTCAGGGTATTCTTCCATGTTGATAACATTTTGGAATAGGACAATTCCAGTTCCTAATTTTTCTATTTTCATAATATTAGATTCTTACAGCTTCAGTACCGCATGGTCCTTCTGGTAGATCTTCGGATACAGTATCAGCTTTAGCTTCTTCAACCTCAACCGCATCGTGTGATGTGCTGTACTGTGCGACTTCTCTTCCTTGGTAAACTGGGTTCCAACCAACTTCTACATTGTTTTTTCCTGGATCAGAAAAAATAGAATATGGAGATTTGCAATACATTTCATAATCATCATATATATTATTCAACCAAACAGGAGGACACCATTGGAAACTTTCATCTGGTTCAACTATCATAATATTTGCGCTCTTATCATTTGCGCCTTGACCAAAAAAAGTTAAATAACTATATCTAACACCCTTACCCATAGTTTCTACATCGTGGGACGCGACGTAATTTGTTGGGAAGAATATTATGTCACCTTTTCTTGGCTTATAAGAAATTCCCAAATGAACAAACCTAAGATGTCCGCCTGTAAAATTTCTTCCATTTAATTCTTCTTCAGAATCTACGCAATCATTTAGGTAAATTAAAGCACCGCATGTTTGTCTTGATGCGACCATACCCTTTGGCATATACCTAACGCCTTTTGTCACCTTATAATTAGTATCATTATCTGCGTGACAACCAAGTCTTCCACCATCTCCATAGCGTAATATATGGCCTCTTGTCTTCCACCATATGCTACCAAGCATCAGGGGGTAGTGGTCTATGTACTTTATCAGACACTTGTATATTTGGTCTTCCAAAGTGTATAGAAACTCTTCTACTTCTTTAGGCGTAGATTCGTTTACCGGGTCAAGCAATCTTATCGGTGCTGCTGGTACGTCTTCCATCCTATACCTAAAGCCATCTTCATTGATGCCCATTTTTACGCCATCAACCTCAACATATTCCCATCGGGTTTTATGCGCTTCTTCTGCATTAGAATCAATATGCGTTAGCACTGCGTCCTGATCTATCTGAAAAGCGTTTCTAAAAACCACGACACCTGGGCCAAGAATTTCGCATTCAATTGTGGATATTTCTTTTACAGTGTCCTCATTAAGGGGTGGGCTAGAGGGGAACGCTACATCTCTAATTTGGGAATTTTCTGACTCTATATTGTAGCTCATCCTAGCATCTCCTCTATTGCTTCCATAATGGTCCAACCAGCGCCCATAACTCTAGGCTCCTCATCTAGTGGTCCATCTTGCCAATTAAATCTAGTAATAAACATTCCTTGAGGGCTTAATAAGAATTTTTCGTAGCTATGTGGAATTCTTGCTATTGCCTGACCAACTAAATTCTGTCCTTCAATAGCTGCATCGCTGCTGTCTGCGGTAGTGTCTGAATATCCTCTTTTTTCTGGTCCCTTTAAAAAAGAATAAAGCGGATGTTCATTTTTGCCGTTAACTTCTATTTTTTGAGAAATAGGAAAACTTACAAAAGGATAAGCTTCTTTGATAAAAGCTTCTATTTCGTTATTCTCTTTTGGCTCTTGTTTCCCAAATTGATTACATGGTATACCAACGACGCTAAAGCCTTGATCTTTATATTTTTGATAAATGAATTCAAGTTCCCATAAATATTTACAAGTTCTTGCGTAAGAAAAAGTTACACTACACTTAGGATCATAGCCTAATTTTGAAGCTATATTTGTTACAAGAGTTAATTTGCCCTTCATTGACCCCATAATGTCATATGAGCCGTCGATTGACAATAGCTCAATATCGTATGCTGAATTATTCATATCTAACCAAATCTACTTTCATACTAGAAAAATCTCCTACCCTTAAAACAGCTGACATATCTTTTGAGGTAAAATCATTGGTGCTAAATTCTAGCTCTAATCTTGTTTTCATTGGAGCTTCTATGTTTGCGGCGAATAGAGGACTTAGGCTTTGTGTTTGCACAAACTGAACGGTACCCTTTTCGCTTGACGCCGTAGCGGTGGCTAAGTCATCCGTACTGTCCAGGTTTACACTGTATTTTTCTGTTCCAAGTGGATTAACCACTGTTGCTTTCCATTTAGTAATCATAAAACAATTATATCACCTATTATTGTTTAATGACAACTGTAACCCCATAAAACAAAGGTATGTGATACATGTTGCAGTCTTTTCTTGACTTTATCTCATTGTGATACTCCCAAACAGGAGATGCCTGAGTATCATTTTGGTAAAGAAAAATGCTATCTGATGAATTTTGGATCACTAGAATCCCACCTGTATTTAATCTATCAAGATAAAAATGTACAGGCACAAAGGGATTCTCCATGTCCTGTGACCATCCCACAATCATATCAAACATATAATTATTGCAATTGTCTTTTTCTAGATCCTGATGGCTAACAACATCATATTCTATTGGAGTATTTTCTTTTTGGAACTTTTCATACATTGCTGTTTTTTTATTATTCAACATATATATATTAGACCCGTAGATATCCTGAAAAGGCTTCAATCTAAATCTATCTAGCCCCCCCGACAATGCCAGTATATTCTTGCCTCTACTAATATCCATTAGCATCTGAATTAATAGTATCGGCATCCACTGAGATTGACCGTATGAGTCAGCTAAATTTGGTCTTGGGTAATGTATAACAAATTCATAATCACTGGCCCCGCCAGTAGCTATATTTCTTCTATCTACACCAACTGTATTAAATAAATAATCAGAAATTGCTACTGACTCTGGTCCATCTTTTTTCGTAGACTCATTAGCATATGATCGCCAATCATATTCCCAGCTAGTAAAATCAAAAGATAACTGTGGTTCATACTTTTTATCACCCGACATTTTGCACCTCGTACGAAGCAACTTGCACATCAAACCAAGCTCTTCTAACTCCCCTATTTAAAACAATACTTTGTTTTTTAACGTATTCTTGAACCGCTATATTGTAATCTGGATGGCTGTGTTTGTACACGTATCTATTCCTAATAAGATTTATAACATCATCTATTTTGGTAGATTCAAAATCATCTTCATCAATTCCAAGAATAAACAAAAAAGATGCCAAGTGTTGGGAACGGTGCTCCAGATCTTCTAGCGGCCTATACTTATTCATCTTCTTTTTTTTCTTCCTTAAACATTGCAACACCTTGACACATGCTGACCGGTTTGCCGGCAACATAATATATCCCAGTCGCAGAGTCCCACTCTATAATTTCGTTGTCCCAGTCTGGGGTATCAGTTATAGATTCCCCTTGTCTTGTTTCCATTCCAAAACTATTTGGCTCACCTATACTACTCATAATTAAACTATTTTCCTATAAGAAACTATCTCATCTATAAGACAATTAAATGCGTTGTGCTGAGGAAGGCTTTCGCTAAATGGATTTTTTGAATCTTTATTTAAATTTTCATAGTTTACATCCAGCAGCAAACTTAAAGTCTGTATTGATTTTTCCAAGAAAGATTTAGCTTGATCTTTAGCTTTTTGTGAATCGTAATTATTGAGTTGCATACTTGTCTCCTTTGTCTTTTTAATTATACCACATCAGCTATTGGTTTTTGTAATGGCAAAAAATCCTTGTGAAACAAAACGATCACCAGATAAAACTGGTGTTACCTCATGCGCCATATCTTCATGGGAAGAATGGGTAAAAATAAGAAGCGAATTTGCTTTAGGTTTAAGCTTAAAGCCCATCAGCGGCATATTGAATTCGCCGCCCTCATAATCGTCATTGATGTAATACACGCTAGAATACTGTGTAATGGCGTCCCTGTTATGTATAAACGTTCCGTCACAGTGCATATTCATATAGCCACCTTCTCTAGCTACCGCTATCCAAGGGCCACTTTCACTGAAACAATCTTCGCCATATACTTCTTTTACTATACTTACGACACCAGACAGGTAACCGCTTATAATGTCAAATGTTTTATTTTGCAGTAAGCTATTTGGCCATTTAGAATGGTGCATGAGTGCAGTTACAGGTGGCTCTTCCTCAACCTTTTGGATCTCTTCTACCGACATTACATAGTTGTCGCCATGCTTTGTATCGTTTGGATAAGGCTCCGGTATTTCACCCTTCATGTATAGATCGTATTCTTCTTCTGAAATTAAAAAAGAACGAATATATTTAATATCTGGATTTTTAGAATGCTCCTCTATCTTCCATCTAACCGGAGAACCGTAACCGACATATGGAAATTTTTCTTTATTATCTCTACAATACTTATCTACAACTTCCCAATCTTCCTTTGGTAGAAAATCGGTAAATACAATTATTCTCGGCTTATACATTCTTTCCACCTTCATCTAACCTTAAACCCACCACATGATTCTAAAAATAATAGCACATATTTGATGTCAGATCCATTTAAAATTGGACAACAAACTTCTCTGTGCCACGGCATGTGTGAATAGGGGATGTCTTCTTTGTAAAGTTCATTTATAAAATAATCAAAGTTATCAAGATTTGATTTTATATTTTCCGATAATAATATTGCTTCCTCACTGGACAATTCAACCTGATCATTTGTCATCCAGGACGAAATTTCTAAATCAGAGATTATATTAAAATAGCTAATCATTCTGACAAACTCATACCATTTCCAAATATTTAATCTAACACACAGCCCCACTGCGGATGTTGGACTCTCGCCTATCATCTCATAAGCCATATACTTTCACTCCCACACTGCGTTGCAACATTTTTTACACATTGTTTCTAATGATCTTTTAATTGTTTCAATATGTTCTTTGCTAAACCAAATTTCACTTAATTCTTTATTTTGTAATGAACCAAAAACATACTCATAGTCATAATCGTTACAACATATAAATGTTTCTCCTAGCGAATTTACATGCACCCAACCGTACAATCTTCCGTCTTCTCCTAGGTTACAATCTTTAACTTCTTTTTTTGAATATTTATTTATTTGTATAAGTTTATTATTATCTATTATTTTTTCTTTAGATAAAAATCCAGAACGATCAGTTAAATTTGGAGAAGAATAAACCGTTAAACCATCAAACATTTTTTTAGCCATTTTTATTTGATTAAAAGATTCACCATATTGCGAGATGTCAATGCTAGGTGCATTTTTTCCTAGCGATAAACTGTCTACGGACTGCTCATTGGGTATATTAACTCCAACACATATTTTTTTTTCCTTTACCATTTCTGGAAAAACTTTCATTAAATTAATAATATTTTTTCTTAAATCTTCAAATGATTTATTTTTTATTCCTGATCTTTCTTTCCAAAGGCTTTCTTCAAAAGCTGGTATGTTTAAATAAATGCCAGCTATTGTGTTTTCATATTTTTTTAATATTTCAATTTTTTTTTCAGTAAAATTTGTTCCATTAGATAAAATTGATGTTTTTAGATTATATTTTTGAGCTGTATTTAACATTTCTTCTAAATATTTATACAATAAGATTTCATTATAATGTGCTGTATAAAAATGATTAAAATTAGTAGAAACAATTCCATTAAGTTTTTCTTTTTCATGCACTATGTTTTGAATTATTTTTTCAAATAAATCTGGACTCATATGCTTTGCGGTACGCGCAGGCATTTTTCTATATGCCACAGGGCAAAACCAACATTTTGCGTTACAATAGCCAAAAGGATCTATCTGTAAATTAGTTATTTTATTTGTTTTTAATTTTTTAAGAATATCTTCATCAAACATTCCAGCCACCATGACCTGTTTTGGTATAAATTTTAATATCTGTTTTTGAATCTTTTATAATTGAACTATATATTTCATTTAAATAAGAAAAATCAAAACCCCATTTAACATCATTCCAAGTAGTCGACCCAAAAATTTGTAAAACAGATTCTTTATTATTAACTGGATAATTAAACTCGCATAAACTAATGTCCGACATGTCGCATCCGTCATCCATATATTTATCCATTGCTTCACTAAATGCTAACGGTCCACAATCTTCAACCGTTATTGGTTCTCCATCCTTCTCTTTGCATCTTTTATACAAAAGATCTTTTAATTTTGTTATAAACTTTCCTTTAGGTTCGCTAGCAAAAATTGAAGTATTTATCCACCCATGTGTTTTTGGAAAACCAGCTTCACAAATAAAATCTTTATTTAAATCTAAAAAAGAATCTATACCAGACAGACATATCGTATCCATGTCTGCGTATATGCCACCGTGTTCGTACAGACATAAGACTCTCCACATGTCAGCTTGAAAAACTTGCGACTGACATTGCTTATAGAAGTTAAGCCAATCTTCTCCAAAAATATTATATATAAAAGATTCTCTTTCAAAATGGTTTACATAATTATGGGTATAATCTTTATTCTGCTCAATCCAAGATAGCATGGGGCCCTTAGCAAAGAGGGGGAGATCCTCAAGTAAGAAACTATGAGTTTGCCATATTATTTTTGGTATCATACTATCTTAAACCCTCAAAAATTTGTACACTAGAACCTAAAATAATTTGATCAAAAATTCTTTCTTTTGGCTTCCAGCCAGGAGTAAACGAGTGAAGCATACATCTGTTGTCGAAAATTATAATATCGTTTTTACTCCACTCCCATTCGTCCCAATTGTTTTTTTCGTCAAGATAATTTTTTATCCATAACTTAAATTCTTCAAACCAAGGCTTAGAGCCGCCGACTAATTGAGAGCTTAAATATGTAGGCCAAAATAAAATTGTTTCTTTTGTTATAGGATGAGTTCTAAATGGATAAAAGATTCCAGAAAGAGGATCAATCTTTGCGTTGGCTATTTCTGCCTCTAGATCTGAATTATAGTCTGCTCTGTTAACTGGTGGCTTTTTTGGTGCATCAATATTAAAATCTTTAGCTTTACTTATGTGATATTCTAATTTAGATTCTAACAATTTTTCTTTAAAATAATCTGGACAAGAATTGTTTAACTTTATTAAATCTAAAAAAACAGTTTTTCCATATTTTTTGTTACACTTAAATGTCTTCATATTCATTGAAACATAAGATGTATGCCCATAATTATCAAGGTTATTATTCATGCCATCAATTACTGGAGTTACGTCTAAATGCATACACCAATCTCTAAAATTTTTTATACTTTTTTCCGTAAGAGTTTCTTTATCTGGCTGATACAAAGTGGAGTGATTCTTTTTTTTTAACCAATACAACTGGTCAACCCCCGAAACAACAGTGCAAATTTTTTCATATTCACTATCTGATAATTCTATTTTTTTAAAACCAACTAATTTATTATCAATTAGTTTTTTTTGATAAAATTTTTTATTTTCTAATATTTGATTAAAAGATAAATTTTTAAAACAAAAATTTAAATTATTCATTAGTTTAAACTTTTTTAAACTTTACAATTATTGAATCTGCTTTAAAATTTGATTCGTAAGAGTTCACCTTGTAATACATTATATCTTGTATTGTTTTGTTTTTTTCTAATTCTACAAAAATTTCTTTAAAGTTATCATGAATAAAATGGTCTTCTTTTATTGATATAACTGCTATACCTTGTGATTTTAAATAAATTAATAAATTAATTAAATCACTAGAACCAAGATGACCAAGAGTAAATGTTCCAGAACTTATAAAGTAATCATAATAACTTTCTAGCATTAACTTTGGGCTAGTCAGATCGTCTACCATCATCCAATCATATACAGGTAAAAAATTTTTTCTTCTCTTTAAAGAAGCTATCCTTATCATTGAAGAAGATATATCAACGCCCTCAATCCAAAGATTATCATCAATAAAAGACAAGCTCTCACCCAATAAGCCGGTACCACAACCTATGTCTAATATGCTATTTTTTTTTGTTTCACTATAATTACTATTAGAAACGTACTTAAAAAATACTTCGGATACTTTTTCTGGCAAGATGTAGTTTACGTCTTTTGCATAACTATCATATTCATCCGCCCAATCATTATAATATCTCTTTAGATCTTCAGAGCTTTCATAGGAATAAACTCTATCTACATTATAATCATTAGGTGTTTTCATAATTAGTAACTATGTATAAAAGCTGAAAACTCCTCTTCAGAATCTCCAAGGTTTTCAAATTCTATTGTTCCCATTTCTTCAAATTTTCTACGCAACCAAGCACCGTTTCTATCTAGCAACCCTAGCTTGCTAAGGTTTGGGACAATCTTAGCCGCAAGCATCTTTCTAATCCAAGCCTGTGCTGGATCGTTCAATAAGAACGGGGCAATGTCTTTTGTCTTAACACCCATCTTTTCGTATACCTCTTGTTGCAGCATTCGCTCCCCAAGCTTTATGCTAGCTTCATAGGCAAGCTGCTGACGCTCCATAATCTCTGAATCGGTCATTTCCGCATAGATCTCCTTGAGTGAGATAATACCAAATGAAACATGACGCGCTTCGTCAGCCATAACATTACGCAACAATTGCTTCAACAACGGTTCATTTGTTAATTCACGCATATACGCCATCGATGCAAGGCCGAGCCCCTCAACCATAATCTGCATTCCTAGATAGGTTATATCCCAACGATTGTCGGCAATAGTATCGTCAACCAAGCCTTGGATATGCCAGTTAAAAGGAAGTGTTCCACCCAATTTTTCATTAGTATACTTTGCAAAAACTTCAACATGTCGAGCTTCATCTACAACTTGTGTTGCAGCAAAAAGTTTGCCATCGTACCATGGACATGTTTGTGTTAGTTTTGCAGAACAAATCAGAGCACCTTGCTCTCCGTGTATGAACTGTGAGATCATCCACCTTCTGCTTTCTAAGCCAAATTGCAGCCATTCTTTATCGCCCCAATTTTCTATAGGGCTACCCTCATAGACTGACATCTCTCTAGTCGATCCAAAATTTGCATAGTCCTCAGCTACAGACTTTTCTATATCAACAGGAGTAGACCAGTCTAATGCAGTTTCTCCATTCCATTGATTATTTTTAGCTTTTTCGTAAAGCTTTCTTAATTGTGTGCGAGCTAAAGAATAATCCCAAGTAAACATTATATCAAAATTAGTTTTAACAACATGGTCAACCGCAGCAAAATCCACTTCTGGGGCATTGATGATAGGCTCTATGTCATTAATCTTTATATTGCCTATGAATTCTTTGTAAGTTTCTTTTGTTACAGTCATAAAAATCTCCCTAAATAATAATTATACCACAATAATAGTAGTATTTAAAAACTTATTTCTTTACCTATTTGGCACCCTATATTCCGACCAATCTGCGGTAGGGTTAGTGTTCGGTGTTTTAGGACTAAAGTTTGCACTTACGACAACTCTTTTTTCTTCGGAATATTGCCTATTTGTCATATGAGGAATGTAAGAGTTAAATATCAACAACATTCCTGTCTCTGTTTTAACTGAAGTTGCTCTCTCTATTGTATTACAGTGTGTGGTAACAAATATTAAATCTGCGCTATCTTCTGGTGCGCTTACATAGTATGAAACAGAATAATATTCTTCTGGATAAAGCTGAGTGTTTACCTTGTGCGTGTGGCTTAAAACAGACTGGCCTTTTTCTAGAGTTATAGTCCAAATAGAATCCATAACCATATCTAAGTTAGTAAAATGATTGACAGAATTAGTTATTTCATCAATTAACTTCATTGATTCTGGTTGACCAAAAGGATAAAGCTTATCTTCGTAAAAAGTATGAGCCGGTGATGGATCTTTTACATTTGGTGTTGTGTCAAATTTTTCTATTTCCTTCAACAACTTATCATTGTCAATGTTTTGTAAAAAAGTTTTACATATACTTAATGTAAATAAATCAATTTTTTCATTCATAATAAAATTCACCAGTTTTTAAAGCTGATGGTGGGTTATCTTTATGCCACACATTTACCACCACAACTCTTCTAACACCTTTAATCGGTGGAGTCGTGTTATGTATGACATGTCCAGCGTCAAAAATTATTAGCCTATTTGGCTTACAAGATATTCTCTCTCTTAACTCTACTGGAACTATTAAATGATCTATATTTTCTTTCTCTAAAGCGTTAGCTGTATCTTCTGAAATAGCTGTAGGATGCATCTCTAAAAATCCACCAACCACATCATTGGTGTGCGGATAATATACACAACCTATTCTTGGTCCTCTAAATATTTTTTTATCTGCGTAAAGAAATGTATCTTCATCTACGTGAGTATCAAGAAATTGTCCAGGCTTAAAAGTTCTAGTCCAATACTCAAAACCGCAAACGTCTTCTACTGGGAATGGAAGATTGTTCTCCCATATTTTTTTAATTAATCTTTTTCTTGGAGTATCTGCCTCAGATTTTAACCAACCATCCCAAAACATATACGGCGCAAAACAATCACATTGTCCATCGTGATAACCATTTAGAACTGTAGCTATTTTTTCTTCGTCGCCCATTGATTCTGGAAAGAAATTTGGAGTTAACTCTATTTCTTCTAATAAATTTTTATCTTTTATGAAATCATCTATAATAATCATCTTTTATAAACTAACTGCATAAGTAACAGCTGCTCCTGTAGGGTTATGATAAACGCATGAATTTTTAATATTAATTAAATTTCTGTGAACTTCATAAAAATCAGTATATATTGATCCATTTTTATAAAGCTGATCAGTGCCAGTATATAGCATCATCATTGTTCCATTTTTGTTTAATAAATTAAAAAAATCTATAACTAAATCTGGATCATGGATAACGTCATGAATGCTCATACATATGAAATCATAGTAGCCACCATTGCCAGATTGTACATCCTGCATTGTAACAGTGTCGTAAGACCACGGTTCATCACCTATATAGTGCTCAAATAAATGTAGCTGATAGTTATTTAATAAAGAAAGCTTTGATTTCTTCTCCATTAATCTCGCTAAACCAGTATTAAAAGCCGGGAGTGTCATTAGTGAAGTTTTTGGATTAGCTGTTAGAAAACCAAATTCATGCGTATTAGCCGCATAGAAGTAGGCAGGATTGACATTCCAAAAATGACTTTCTTTACTAAAGACATCAAAATACCAAATCATAAAATCCATACCAGCAGCTATTTTTCTTTTATCTATAGAAAAAGCCTCTAAGTATTCATTTATTATTTTACTTTTTGATATAGAATCTTCAACTGATTCGATATCATTGTATTTTATTAATTTAACTAAATTATCAAAATAATCTACTTCATACTGCATTTTTGATTGCTCCAATTGCTAACTGTCGCATGTACCAAATTCTTCTAATGTTTCCAATTAAAGATATTCTTTGGTTTTTTAAAAATAAATAAAGAGGATCATTTGAAAGATCCATAGAGCCTGACTCAACTTCGCTTATAGGAGCTATTGATATATTTCTTGCAGAATTTATTATTTGGTCTATTGAATACTCGTCAATATTTTTAGGATTTAAACCAATTATATATAAATATAAATATAATTGCTCATTAATATATTCTAAGTCTTTTTCCGCATTGTAGGTTTTCATATTAGATCATCCACAGATGGAGATAATGGGAGTATCACATACTTATTCATTTCAGCAAATACTTCAGTCAAAACATACTCCCTTGTTGTCCCGCCATTTGGCATTATGATATTTTGATCTTCATCAGAATAAACAGGGATAGCATCGTCCATCGTTTCCGTAAATTCATGTATTAATTCTTCACTGATTTGTCTAGGCTCCATCTTTAATTTCCTTCAAAGCGTTTTTTTGGTTTAACAAAGATTGTTCTGCGTTTTTTACTAAAGAATCAAAATTTGATTTTTTTATTAATTCAGACAAATTCTTAATAGAGTTATCTAAATAAATTATTGCTTTATCTTTTGCGTTCATAAACTTGGTTCATCTAACTTTGGTAAACCGGTAAAACTTGGTCCGATTTTATTGCCGTCTGCATCAACTCCAGTTCTTATTCCTTTTGTCCATGTCCAAGGATTTTCTTGATTATTTTTCATTTTCATATCGCCATATTTTTGCCTAGAGTTCATTAGCTCTGGTTTGTCCCACAAATTTTCTACTTTGAATTCTACGTTATTTGTAACTGTGCTATCAAAAATATTAAAAAACATAAAGGGCATTCCTGCTTCAAAGACAACTGGTTCCCCAATTTTATTTATCATCCAATTCATTTGGAATTCATCTGGCCACCAGCTGCTCGGTATTATTGCCGACAAAGGAGAAGCTCCATCTACCATGTAATTTGGAGAACCTCCAATTGAGGTTTCATAACCGTCTTCAGTGCCGAATGCCCATCCAGTAGAAAAGGAAACCATTCCAATGATTCCACCGTAAGCTATTTGTCTACCCTTGTACTCTGCCCCTTCAAGGATCTTAGGCACTGTATTGCCACCATCCCACTGAGCGACAACATCTTGCGGCAGAATCAATTCCCAGCCATAAACGTTTGCATACGTCATAGGCAAACACTGGTAGGCATGCTTGTTATAGGTGTTGTCCATCCACTCACGCTTTATTCGTGACTGGCGTATTTCTGGTGCGTCTTGAGTTGTCTTTGTTAAGGTAACTTTAGTCATTCAACTATTATATCTGATTCACCAAGAAAATGCTCTATAGTTTCAGTAATACTTTTCAACGCTGTTTCGGAATTAATCGTTCTATTCCCTGAATTATATGCAAGGTCAAGCAGATCCGAGTTGCAGTATCTAACTACCTTTTTGCCATCTTTGCTAATAATAAACTTTTCAAAATTACCTTGAATAGGATCTTTATTTTCTTGAACTTTTTCATAGAACGGATGAACTGGCAAACCTGTTGCTGAATCTTCTACGATTGCTGCCATTTTAGCAAATGGTAAATCTGTTTTATACAATTCCTTCATATGGCTACGCATAAGTTCTGGGCTTGCATTTGAGTCCTTAAAATCTCCATATGCATGGTCACAAAAATCCGTACTTGGAACCGCTACCACTTCAAAACCCAAATCTTTATATTTATCATATAAATTTTGTATAGTTACATACTGTGGGGAATTAGCACATTCTCCGGTAACATTAACGAGCATTGTAACTTTGCCTTTATTCTTTTCAAAGATGTTTTCTTCTCCGTCTAAAGACTCTAGGTTTAAATCATATATAGATTCATCATAGTATTCAACTGTTGGTATTTCCAACGGGTTTATTTGCTGATTCTCCATAATGCCCTCCTATTGTGGCATTGGGTATGTTAAAGGAACATTGTCCGCTTTAGATATCCCAACATTTTCTGTTATTTTGCTTCCGTCACCACCATAGCCAATGCCATGTTTGTGGTTATTGTCGTTATAATCAAACATAGTAACAGCAGAATATTTAACACCGCTTTTTACTTTCAATGAAGAATGCGCATATATATATGTTGAAGGGAACAAAACTATATCCCCAGCTTGTGGTTTAAAGTTTATATTGAGATAAGGAAACCACAATTCCCCACCCTCATAATCATCATTCAAATACATGACCGAAGACAATGTACACGTATATGAAAAACCGTGGTCAGCGTGCACCGCAAAATGTTGACCCGGCTTATATCTAACAAAGTTTATAGCTTCCATATAATCCATCTTAAAATTATATAAAGATTCGTAATGAGTTAGGCATTTCTTTAAATTTGTCTCTACATCTTCGTAGCATTTTTTTACTTCTTCAAATTCTGGAGTTAAATACTGCCAATGACTTGGGCTCATTTTGAGGTCTACACAATCTCTATAGTCCGGCATTTTTACGTTATAGCCAACCATCGCTTCTGACCACTTAAACAACTCGTGCGTGCTGTCGCCTATTGCTTCTTCTAATCTTTCTGGGATATTTAACTCTCTTGGAATAGCATTTCTGTACAAATAGATGCCGAATTTAGCATTGTCTTTACTATCTGCACACGCGCCAACATGAAAAAATTCCATTTAAATCTCCAATCGATAAGTGATAATGATATACTATACCACATAAACTTTTTGCTTGCAAAGGATAACCAGTGGAAGAATCTTTAGTAAAACCAGGACATTTTGGCAGTTCGAAAGACAATATAAAAATTATAAAAAACTTTGTAGATTTAGAAGACCTTAAAATTATACAAGATTTTTTACCAAAAATTAATCAATGGATGGATGCTGGTGAAAATCAATATTCAGAAGATGGAACGTGCACATACGATGCTTCCTATTGGTCGAACAGACAGTGTAGTGGTGAGATCTTATCTAAGATAAATTTAGATATTTATAATCTTGTTGACAAATATATATTAAAAATGAAATATTTTTTAGAAGATTCTTTTAATGTTGAATTGTCAGTTAGACCACCAGTTATAATAAGATGGTTTCCTGGGATAGAGCAACGTCCACATGCTGATAAGCAGCTAAACGATGGATCACCAAATCCATTCCCTACGTATGATCTAAATTCACTTATATATTATAATGATGATTTTGAGGGCGGCGAATTATATTACCCTGAACATGACATTGAAGTAAAGCCAGAACCTGGGCTTGCAGTTGCTCATCCTGGCGATATTAATTACCTACATGGTGTCAAGGTAATTAAGTCTGGAGAAAGATTTACCACACCATCTTTTTATACTATTACAAAATTATAATATCCATTATTTTTTTATAGATATAAAACCCGCCTTTTATAAGGCGGGTTTTTTTATCCATCTATTTAAATACTGGCGGGAAGTATGGTGGGAAGAACGGTGGGAAAAACGGTGGGAAAAACGGTGGGAAGAACGGTGGGAAAAATGGTGGGAAGAACGGTGGGAAAAACGGTGGGAAAAACGGTGGGAAATATGGTGGGAAATATGGTGGAAAGTAAGGCGGGAAAAACGGTGGGAAAAATGGTGGGAAGTAAGGTGGGAAGAACGGGGCGTGTCTTTCATAGGAAATACTTGTGCCCAATGGCGTAACAGCAGTGTCTGTTACCGCTGTTCTAACCTGGTTTAGAATGGCAGGATTAGCGGTAGCTGTATCTGAAGGTGTTCCAACGGTAAAGCCCGCAGCTGTTATGGTTGTGTTAGCAGTAGAGTCGGCTACTCCGCGCAGCTATTGTAGGTTTAGGGGCTTTTCTTTTTTGTTTCTTGCCATCATCCTGTGCCATATTATGCTACCATATCTCCTAGGGCAACCCAAGTATCAGTTGCGCGTTTAATAAGTGTAGCAGATGACCAAGTTGTACGCAACTTGAGTCCAGGAGTACCGTTGACCGTTACCCCGGCACCCGCTGTCAAAGTGCACTGACCAGCTCCCGTTTGAAGAACTGTAATAGTAGCTCCAATAGGGAAGGCCACTGAAGAGTTAGGTGGCACTGTTAAAGTATTTCCTGAAGCCACGCCCATTTCAACCATCTTGCCATTATCTGCTAACACTAGGGTATAGCTAGCTGTCTGAGCGTTAGTGACTGTGTCGGTAAAAATTCTCTGATAGTTTGTTCCATCATTAGTGAATTCCCAACAGTCTGTTGTTTCATTCCAACGAAGAGCCACGTTTGTTGAAGTACCACGCTCAACCTCAATGCCAGCGTTTTGCGATGGAGTACCTGCTTCATTATTGTTTAATATAATAATGTTGTCATCGATTGTTAAAGTCTCTGTGTTGATACTTGTGGTAGTTCCTGAAACTGTTAAGTTGCCAGAAACAGTTAAGTTTCCAGCTACTGTTGGATTAGAAGTATTAACCCAAGCAGAACCGTTGTATGCAAGAAGTTGATTTGTTGCTGCTGTGGTAATTGTAACATCAGAAAGATCTGTAATACCTAACGTCTCAGTGAGGCTAGCGTTAACCCAAGCTGAACCGTTATACTTAAGAAACTGACCACTTGCAACTGAAGTAATTGTCACTCCGCCAACGTCATCAATGTCATTGATAGTTGGGATTGAACCCCATTCAAGACCTGATGTAGCCGACGAGTTTGCTCTTAAAAAGTTTCCATCTGTTCCAACAGCTAAGCGACCAACAGTATTATTTGCCGAGGCAACAATCAGATCACCTTTAGCGTCTACTATTGCTTGAGCTATATAGGTGTTCGATGCATTAGCTGCAGCTAAATATGTGTTAGCTGCTGTGCTGGATGTTAAGTAATAATTTTGTATATATGTGTTTACTGCATCAGCGGAGCGATCTGCATAGTTAGTTGTCGCTATTTTTGTGCTGTTATCTCCAGCGTTTGCTGTTGGGGCAACAGGTGTTCCACTTAAACTCGGGCTAACTAGCGGCGCATATGTACTAGCAGCATTGCTTGTTGTTAAATAAGCAGAAAAGTTAACATCGCTAGTTTCTTTTCCAGTTACTCTACCGTAAGCATCTACTGAAACGTTCGTGAGAAATGTTGTTGTAGCATTTCCGGTGGTAGGTGTAACCGTAACATTAGCTAAGTCAATGCTGTCAGCGTTTACTACTATTCTTCCACCGTCAGCACTTACTACGTTAACTGCATTTTCTGATATTGTTAAACCATTGCCAGCTGTAAATGATCCAGTACCAGTAAATTGCGAAAATGTTATGTCATCTGTGCCAATAACAATGGCATCGTCTTCTCCACTTGGAGTGCTAGTAAGAATAAATCCACGATTTATATTAACAGATCCACCAATAACAAATGTAGCGTCACCCTTTTTGACTTCTCCTGCTGGGTTATTATCTGAGTCTGTTCTTCTTGTTAGAACCCAGACTGCTGAAGCTCCACCAGTAGCAGTTACTGTGTATATGCCATTTTGTTTTGCGTCTGCTTGATTCTTAACAAGGACAGAATCTCCAACTTCTGTAGATCCTCCATCTACAGACAATGCACCATTGGCTGAAGCTGTTAAAGTTGCTCCCACACCAGATGTTCCGTTATTGTAGGTAGAGGTTGGTAATGCCGCTACTGTAGCAAGGGCCACAGGAGCATGCCAATGCAAACCAGCGAATAAGCTATCTACATAACTTCTTGTAACAAGAGCACTCGAACCGGTGCCGGCATTTGATGCTGATACGGAAAGAACATTTAACGTTCCATCTACCGCTATATTTCCTACAACTGTACCACTAGAATTTTTTAATTCTATTAATGGTGCAGTCGCACCTGTTGCGGCTTTGATAACAAAAGCTTCATCAAAAACTGTTATTTCTGGTGCGGTTTCAATTCTTAAACGGGCCATGATGCTCCTATACGTATATTACAGAACTGAAGATATAGTAATAGGTCTAAAGCAAAATTATTGTGTTATTCTCTTTAAAAATTCTAACATTTTTCCCGTATATTTGATACGTCCAAAATGGGTTAAGTTAATAGTTGGATCAACCCAAATCTTTCCACCCATCTTCTGCCAATATCTACAGAAGCCGTAATCCTCAGATAAGAATCTTCCGTCATCATCTACATAAGAATTAAATAAAGCGTAGGCGTTTTCTATCTCTTCCCCATGCAATGCGCCTGTATCATCTTTGTATTTTAACTTTTTATACTTCTTAAACATCTTATCAAAGACTTGACGCTTAATAAGCATAAAGCCTGTTCCTGCCTCATAGCATTCGATTGCGCCATTATCAATATTTAATTGAGTCTCACCAGGTTTAGTCATATGAACTACATATCTTGTGGCATACTCCATCAAGTCTTGGGCAAGTAAGTCTGCTTGTGCACCTTCTTTTACTTTATCCCAATTAATTTCCTTGATTGGATAAGAAGCGGTCATGACATCTTTATCGTGCCACAAGAGTTTTAATATAGCTTCTTTATCAAATTGAAGATCTACATCTATAAATACCATGTGGGTAAAGTCTGGACTGCCCATAAACTTAGCAACGAGGTTATTTCTTGCGCGGTTGATCAATGAGTCAGATATTGTGCAGACTGAATACTTTAAACCTATTTCTTTAAAATAAAGACAAGCTTGCAAAAAGCTCATCATAAAAGGTTCAGTTACATGAGAGTCATAACAAGGAAGTGCAAAGAATACATTCCATTGTTCGAGCTTTTCTTTAGGGATTGTTATGTTGATTTGTTGTTCTTCTACAGGCATAGAAATAATTATAGCAACTTATTACCAAGTTGTCAAAGCAGATCTTTTCCAAGTATCTGTTTCTATGCAGATATAAATATAGTTTTCGTCCCAAGCCATGTCACCTGTTGTGCCAAAACTTGAAGAAGTAAGTGGAACTGTTACAGAAATATCATCAAAAGATGTAATTACTCTTTTCCCACCAACTCCAGCAAATATAGTAATTTTTCTAGAATTAATTGCTGGTGGCGATGAGTAGTATATAGAAACTGTATTTCCGTCAATAACATCCCATCGAACCTTAGTAAAATCGTAATCCCCACTAACATCTCTACAAATTAATCCAATATCTGTTGTATTTAAATTATGGGTTATATAAAAAGTTCTAGTTTCACCATCTCCTACAACTGTACTGTATGAGTATTGTTCTATGGGGAGAAAGGCGGTTACGACAACTGCAGAGGTTGGTTTTGAAAAATATAAAGAAAAATTCTTTACAGTATCAGCTTGAGCGCGTACATCAAGTACATCGTATGGATAAGTTGCTCTTTTTGCGACAATGACAATGTCCCTAGAACCAAGATTGTGACTGAACTCCGCAAAACCGCTTGGTGTAGAGCCTTCAAAAATAGTTTCACTAAAGTAAACTTTATCCCCAGCTGAAAATAATAAAACTTTTATTGAATTACCAGCTGGCGGTGTTTCAAATTCTATAATTATAGAATCTAGACTGATCGCATTCCATCTAACGTCTAATGAACCGGCAAAAGTATTTGGTGTTGCCTGCTGATTTGTTGTGCCGTCTGATTCTCGTGTTACAACAATAATATCTCTTGTATTTAAATTATGATTTATTGTAAATGAAGTTGATATGCCATCTCCAATAATTTCTGAATAAGAAAATATTTCTGATGGTAACGCGTCTGCTATATTTGTAGCAGAAATTTTATTTCCGTCATAAGATAATACTTGACCGGTAGTGATTCCAGCCAGATCTAGCTCGATACCGTTGATAGTTACGGTAGAGCCAACAACAAGACTATTTTTTACTATAAAATCTTTATTCGCCACTAAAGTTCACTGTCCCTCTAGTTTAAAATTTAATTGTATTATTAAATTATAAAACTTATATGATTATATCACACTGCTATCAATGTTCTTGCAACTTTGACGGTAGCATTTGTTGATGCTGCGTCTGTAATCGTCACTCTCAACAATACGTTCCCTGCAGAAATTGAAGTTGATACAGTCATCGGGATTCTTGATGCACCAAGTTCAATTACAGCGTACTCTGACATGTATGAATCGGTTCCATCATGTGCCAAAAGCACTTCAGAAGTTGTGTACTTAGTGCCTTGTGTTACTTGCACTAGGTATTTAGCTGTCCTGTAAGTGCCCTTAGCAAAGCTGTCGACTGTGGTGATTGTATTAACATTAACAAGTTGAGTCGAAGTATTAAGTTCACCAGTTCCAGAATCAAGTGTTATCGAACCAGCTGCTACACTAGCAAAGGTTACCGAAGCCGATGTGGCAACGTCTTGACCAATTGACAACGAGTGAGTTGTTCCTTCTCCCGAGGTTGCAGCAGTTGACGTAACACCTGTTCCACCAGTTATTGTAGCAACATAGTCGCCAACAGTGTCTGTGCCAAGATTAATGGCATCGTTAACCCAGGCGGATCCGTTGTATTTGAGGAAGTCGCCAGTTGCTACTGAAGTGATTGTAACATCACCTATGTCATCAATTGCATTAATTGTTGGGATTGAAGCCCATTCAACGCCAGTAGCTGCCAAAGAATTAGCCTTTAAGAAATGACCATTTGTTCCAACAGAAAGTATTGCCGGAGTATCATCTGCACTTCCTACAATTAAATCGCCTTTAGCGTTGATTGCTGACTTAAGAATAGCTGTTGTTGTGTCACCAAGCTCCGTATAAATGGTCCCATCATTAGTAAATTCCCATTTATCTGATGTTTCATTCCAACGAATCTCAACATTTGTTGACGTACCACGTTCAACTTCAAGCCCAGCATTCAAAGATGGTGATGCCGTTACCCCAGAGTTAAGGACAATAATATTATCTTCAACAGAAAGTGTTTCCGTGTTAAGAGTTGTGGTATTGCCATTAACAGTAAGGTTGCCAGTCACGGTAAGGTCTTGACCAATTGTTACGTTTGATGGAAGACCAATCGTAACCGCGCCAGCAGAAGATGAAACTTCAACTTCATTTGCAGTACCAGTAAGCGATGTTACCGCGTTAGAAGAAAGGTCGCTTACCTGACTTGCAAGAATGCTAATTGCTGAATTACTTGCTGCTGTCAAACGACCTTGTGCATCAACAGTAAAGCTTGCTACAGTGTTTGCTGCGCCGTAGTTGCCGGCAGTAACAGTGGTGTTAGCCAGGTCCAGGGTAACAGCACCAGATGTGCCGCCGCCACTAAGACCAACTCCTGCTGTAACTGATTCAATATCGCCAGCATCATTTGTAAAGCTAATAACACCAGTTGAAGAGTTGTAAGCAAGGTCTCCAGCAACGCTAATTTGAGCTCTTGTGTTTGCGGTAAAGTCAGCAACCTGGCTAGCAGTAATGCTGATAGATGTGTTAGAAGCCGCTGTAAGGCGTCCCTGAGCGTCTACGGTGAACGTAACCACTGAATTAGATAAACCATAGCTCCCAGCTGTTACAGCCGTATTATCGAGGTTTAAAGTAATTGTGTCAGTTGCGCTTGCTACTGAGCTTAGGCCAGTGCCACCACTAATAGTTAAGGTGTCACTACCAGAAGTAATTGTTTGATTTGAGCCAGAGTCACCCGCAACTGCAAATGATGTTGCAATATTAGCAATCGTGTTGCTAACATTTGATATTGCATTGTCCGTGTAAGATGTGGCGTTTGAATAAGCAGTGCTTACATCTGTGTTGCTTGCAATGTTTACATATGTTGTTCCATCATTGGAAAACTGCCACTTATCTGTTGTCTCATTCCAGCGAAGTTCAACATTATTGCTATCGCCACGCTCAACTTCAATTCCCGCATCTGCTGATGGCGAACCAGTTACACTTGAATTAAGAAGAACTTTATTATCTTCAATAGCAAGTGTTTCTGTGTTTAATGTTGTTGTATTACCCTGAACGGTAAGGTTTCCAGTGACAGTAAGATCTTGGCCAATTGTAACATTTGAAGGAAGTCCTACGGTTACAGCACCATTTGCTGAAGAAACTTCAACTTCATTTGCGGTTCCAGTAAGTGAAGTAACTCCTGCACTTGCAAAACTAATAACGCCAGTCGAAGAGTTATAGGCTAGTTCACTGCCAGATGCACTTATTTGTGCTCTTGTATTTGCAGAAAAATCTGAAACTTGGCTAGCAAGAATGCTAATCGCTGTATTAGCTGCAGCGGTTAAACGACCTTGAGCATCGACGGTATAATTTGGTATCGTGTTTGCGTTGCCATAAGAGCCTGCTGTTACTGCGGTGCTGTCAAGGTTGAGGGTAATCGTATCGGTGTTTGAAGTTACCGAACTAAGACCTGTGCCACCTAAAATGCTAAGTGTATCTGAACCAGAAGTAATTGTTTTGCTTGTCCCAGAATCGCCAGCAACTTCAAATGAAGTAGCTACGTTTGCAACCAAGTTAGCGGCATAGCTTTCTGCTGCAGTTTGGGCAGACGAGGCTGCACCGAAGGCATCAAATGTATTTGCCGTTACCGCTATTGTTGGAGTAGAACCTTCACCGCTATTATTAGAAAGGGTAATTGCCGTTCCAGCCACTAAGCTAGAAACATAATCGCCAATCGTATCAGTTGAAAGATTTACTGCATCGTTGATCCAAGCTGAACCGTTATAACGGAGGAAGTCTCCGTTAGCTGCATTTGAGAGGGTAACGTCGCCAAGATCATCAATTGAACCAATTGTAATAGTGGAGCCAGCAACTGCTGCATAAACGCCAACTCTAACCGAGCTAGCAGACGGTGCAGCTGAGAAATCAAGAGTAACTGTTCCAGTTGTTGTGGCTTCCCAACGAACATCAATCACTTCATATGGACTTGCGGCATTGCGCGCAACAACTACAACGTCTCTTGTTCCCAAGGAGTGATTAATTGCGAATGTAGTAGTTGTGCCATCGCCAATAGTTGAAGTGTAAACTGTACCAGCTAGACCAGTGTCTGTATCGGGTGCGAACTTAGTCCCATCAAATTTTAATACCTGGTTAGTGGTAGCTCCAGTTGTATCAATTTCAATTCCGTCAACAAATAGAGTTGAAACATTTGCCTGAGTGGTTTGTATAGTCGAAGGAAGAGATAACGTGTAAACACCCGAAGTAGCGTTTGCTGTTACTGAAACTTGGTTTGCTGTGCCAACAACATTGGAGATTAAATTAACTCCGTATTATTGCATTAGCTGTACTGTTTTTGTAGAATAATTTACCATCAGCTACGTTGATAGCCAACTCTCCAAGTACGAGCGAAGCTGGCTCTTGGGTTGTTGTATCTGACCTCTTGAGAAGTAGCGTATTATTTACGCCAAAAATTGAACCACTGAAAGCCATAGTTTCCTCTTTCTATACAGAAAATCTTAAATTATAGTAATATAATACTACCACTTTTGAAGTGGACATGTAGAGTTTTTTAATTTAGTTTTTATTTTCATAAAACAACCACATTTTTTACATTGTTGAGTTAATTTAATATAAAAATCACATTGTTCACATATTCTTAACCTATTTTGTTGAATATGTGTTTGATCAAAAACTTCCATTTACTTAAACGATGGTGGGAAGTAAGGTGGGAAGAACGGTGGGAAAAACGGTGGGAAGTAAGGTGGGAAAAACGGTGGGAAAAACGGTGGGAAAAAGGGTGGGAAAAAGGGTGGAAAAAACGGTGGAAAAAACGGTGGGAAATATGGTGGAAAGAATGGTGGGAAGAATGGCGGAAAATATGGTGGAAAGAACGGGCTAACTATAGAATAATCTATAGTAGTCCCGATGGGAACAA